CAACCCGCCGCATTAAGCGATGGAGAGTTTGTAATCCCTGCGGATGTAGTAAGTCATTTAGGTAATGGCAATTCTAATGCAGGAGCTAAAGAACTAGACCAAATGATGAGTCGAATACGTAAAACACGTACCGGCAACAAAAAACAAGGTAAACAAATTAAACCCAATAACTTCTTACCTGTGTGAGGTAGATTATGAGTAATGGCACAACAACAGTTCCTACAGATCCAGTAGCCGGAAAAGCAACGGGTAGCGAGTCTTCCCTTTCTAATTGGGCTGGCCCCTATGTTACCGATATGTTGGGTAAAGGTTGGGCTGCGGCTGACATGGGGTATCAGGGATATCAAGGCCCATTAACAGCGGGAACTTCTAATTTACAAGACACTGCGTTTCAAGGTATTGGTAATTTAGCCGTACCCACTGGCGCTATGGGTGCTTTTGATGCTACTGCGGCTCAAAACTACATGAACCCTTATTTACAAGCCGCTTTACAGCCTCAATTAGCTGAAATGAGAAGACAATCAGAAATTAGTGGTCTAGCAGATACCTCCAGATTAACTAAAGCAGGGGCTTATGGCGGCACTCGTCAAGCTGTTATGGATGCAGAAAGAGACCGTGCGTTACAAGCTAATATTGGGGCAGCAGCAGGTGCTGGGTACGCTAAAGCATTTGATAAAGCATCTGATTTATTTGGTAAAGACAGAGGGTATGGGCTTCAAGCACTAGCTGCACAACAAGCAGCGGGTAGAGAAGAACGTGCTATTGAACAAGAAGGTATAGCCGCAGATCGCGCTCAGTTTGAAGAAGAAAGAGATTTCCCATATAAACAAGCACAGTATATGCAGTCGCTACTACAAGGTCTTCCTGTCGCTGCTCAATCCGTTTCTTACGCTCAACCTAGCAATTTAAGTAAGCTGTTAAGTGAAAGCGGCGGTATTCTTAAGTTCCTTGAGTCATTAGGTCTTGGTGGTGGCGGTGGTGGCGATGAGGCTAACCCCGGTGGTGACGCTGCGGAGACTTATGATGCAGCGGGTAATCCTACTTATGGGGGAGGCTAAACATGATCCCTATAGATAGACAAGTACAACAGACTATGGGAGCTTTTAGGGGTCAACCTGACAAGCTTATGCAGCGTTATAAGCAGGGTAATGACTTAATAGACCTTCTTGCTTTACAACAAATGAAGTCCGATATGGATGCGGTTAAGCAGCAGATGGTGCTGTCTCAACAGCAAATGCCGGGGACTATCAAAGACCAACGCGAACAAGAAGTACTTGCTGGATACAAAGAAAAAGCAGGGCGACAAGTCGGTGATGTCGCAAAGAATACGGCTGGACTACTTGCTCAAAGGCAAGCCTCCGCTAATGCTAATATGCAACGCCAAGGTATTATGCAGCCCACTCAAACTGCTAATAATGGTGGTTTAATGAAGATGGCGGGTGGCGGTATTGTTGGGTTTGCTAAAGGTGGTATTACTCAAGAAGAACTTATAGAACTTGGTATAACTCCAGATGGCTGGAGGAGAATGTCTGACGCAGAAAAACAAAAAGTAATAAGTGTTTTAGAAGACAGAAAAACTGCAAGCGGCGTTTTATCTACCATTACTGATATACCGGCTGAAATATCAGATTCTTTTTCGGCAATACCGGAATATTTTTCAGATCTTGGGGGCGCTATAAGTACTACTAGAGTGGGTAAAGCTTTAGGGCTTTCTACTCCTACTGAAGAAGATACTGATTTTGGAGATGTAGTAGATGCTTTAGCAGGTAAAGGGGTAAGTAGTCCAGCAGTAGAAGCAAGAGAAGCAGAAAGAGCTAAACCTGTCCCCACTATAGAAGATATTGAAACTACAATAAGTAAAATAGATGAAGCAGAAGATAAAAAGCTAGAAGAAAGCTATCAAATGCCTCCCGGTTTAGAAGGATTAGAGTTTCAAAAAGAACAACAACAGAAAGCAGCTCAAGCGGCAAGATTAGCCGCAGAAAACAAAGAAAAAGCAGATACCGCAAAAGCAGCGGGGGTAGCGGCTCTTACCCCACCAATACCCGCAAAAGGAATTTTTGATCCTGAAGCAGTAAAAACAATAGCAGATCCAATAATGGAAAAATACGGACTAGCAGATGTTGGAGGTAAGACATTTGCTGGGGTACGTGATGAAGCTAGAGCAGAATCTGATAGGTATTTAGATCGAGAGGGTGCAAAACAAATAAGACAAACGCAAATTGACGAACTTGACAAACTTAAACAAAAACAACTAGATCCTGAAACTTTAAAAAGAGATAACATATTACGAGGCTTAATATCAGCAGCAGGGGGCGGTAATTTTGCTGCGGTTGGGCAAGGTATATTTAATGCTAAAGATGCTCAGAATGTACAAGAACGAAATTTCTTAAAAGAAAAATTTGGTATACAAGATAACCTTTTAGATACAGATTTAGAAATAGCTGTAAAAGGTATTGATTCTGGAAATCAAGCTGTAGATATACTAGATAAACAAAAACGTGCCGCAGCAGAGATTGTACAAAATTTTAGTGTCGAACAATTAAAAGATATAAGAGAAAGATCTAAACAAGAATTTGAATCGGGGCAAAGTGCTATTGCTAATAGGCTTAAGCAAGATGAAATAAATGCGGTTAGAGAGTATAGAAAGGCGGTTACAGACAATCAAAAATTAAATGTATTAATAGATAAAACAGCCGATATATCTACCACTATATCTGATACTTTATCAGCAGATCCCCAACTTGCCGCTTTAAGAGCCGAAATGGAAAATGATCCTGATGATCAATCTCTTAAAGAGGAATACAAACTTTTATTAGAGCAAAAACAAGTTGAACTGCTTGATATGATTAACTTATCAGGTCTTTTCGATCTTGTAGAACAAATCCGATCTGATCTAGGACTTAGTGCTCAAAGTGGAATGCAGCCAAATCAATTTGGCCCAATGCAAGTAACACCATAAGATATCACTATGCCTATATATTCTGTTGCTGGGCCGGAAGGAGAAACTTATAGCATAGAAGGGCCGGAAGGAGCTACTCGGGATCAAATAGTTGGTGAAATAATAAGGCAGCTACAAGCCCAAGAGAAAGAAGAACAAGATAAACAAAGACAGGAACAATTAGCTGGTATTAGAGAAAGTAGACGAGGTTCTGTATCTCGCGGTCTTGATATCGGTACAGATCTTATTGCTCAAGCTACAGGCTCAAGCTTAGAAGGTATTGGTAGCCTTTTAGGACTTGAAGGGCTTGAAGAATATGGTGCTGACGTTGCACTAGAAAACGAAGCTGACATCCAACGTAAGTCACTTTACCAAACCCGTTTTGATGATATCGAAGGTGTAGGAGACTTTGGCTCTTACTTAGGCGGTATTGCTGCGGAAAGTGCCCCTCAAATGGGTGCTGGCTTAACAGGTGCTGCAATAGGTACAGCAATACTTCCCGGTCTCGGTACAGTAGTAGGTGGTATAGCCGGTGCTACGCTTGCTAACCTTCCTTTCTTCTATGGTATGAACCGTGAACGCCAAAAAGAAGCTATTGATTTAGGGATTAAAACTGAAGTAGATGAAGGAGCGGCTTTCTTAACCGCTTTACCACAAGCCTTACTTAATGGTGTTGTAGATAAGTTATTACTAGGGGCGGGAAAAGGTTTTGGGTTTACTGATAAAGCAATTCGTAGTGGAGGATTGTTTACCAGAGGCGCTAAAGGCATAGGCACAGGTGTAATTACTGAAGCTCCTACTGAAGTAGGTCAGCAAATGTTAGAACGTGCTCAAGCTGGGCTATCGTTAGACAGTGATGAAGCAATAGCAGAATACAGAGAAGCCGCAATTGCAGGTGGTTTATTAGGTGGTGCAGTTAGTGGAACAATTAATGTTGGTCGAGGAAGAATCCAACAAGAAGATACGAATGTTATAGATAAAGATGGGGAAGATGCTACACCTATACCCACAAAAACAGCACCTGTAGGGGCAGCAGGGTTAGGTGCGCTTGCGGATGCAGAACAAGGTGACCTTACCGATGCAGATGTAGCCGAGGCTAGAAAAGAGTTAGATACGGTTAGTCAGGTACGGGATACTGATAAAAAACTAAAAGAAATAGTAACTGATGAAGACGTAGACAAAATATTAAGTGACGCGGGTAGAGCAGAAGAAGAAACAGACAGAATAATAAATGCTACTGCGGATGCACAAGAAAAAGCTTTTGAACAAGACTATGGTATTGCGGAAACCCGCGGTGCTACTGAAACTGGAGACGAAAGGACAGTAGATCCTACAGAAGGTGTGGCAGTAGTAGAAAGGGCAGCAGATGAAGCAGTAGTAGAAGCAGAAACCCGCGGTGCTACTGACACTGGAGACGTTGAACGCGCAGATACACAAACAGAAGACGAAGCAAGAAGATTAAAAGATGAACAAACAACTGATGCGTTAGGCGTATTAGCTGAAGAACAAAGTGATTTTACCACTATATTTGCCAAAGTAGACGAAAAGTTAAACAGGCGACCTAAAGTAGTTACTGAGGAAAAAACTACCGGCGTAGAAACCGGAGCAGAAGTAGAAACCGGAGCAGAAGTAGAAACGGAAACGGAAACGGAAACGGAAACGGAAACGGAAACGGAAACGGAAACGGAAACGGAAGTAGAGCCAGCGATAGAACCAGCAATAGAACCAACAGATAGACTTGGAACCATCGCTGAAGCAGCCGAGGCAGTAAAAGAAGAAGCGCAAGAACAAGTAGATGTAGTAGGTCAGGTAGAAGAACAAGCCATAGAAGACGCGGAGGCGTTAGTAAGGACAAAAGGTTTTAGAGACAAAAAAGCTGAAGACTTTACAGACGAAGAGATTAGTACCTTTGCTACGGCAATACCCGCGCTAGAAAGAAATAAGATGTCTATGAAGGAGAAATCTAACTACATAGAAATGGTTTCTACCAACGACCAAGCGGATTTTACTGCTAGAGAAGGGCGGGAACCGACTAACCAAGAAAGAAATGACATATTTAATAAAGCCAAAAATGAGATAAATAACGAACAGAGGTTAATCTCTAAACGATTAAGTAAGCTCAAAAACGATACTAAACCAATACGAACTAAGATCGAAGACGAAGCCGCTGCCATTGAAGCCGCAAAAGATAAAAAGCCTATAAGAGAAAGACTCGATACTACGACTAAGGTTAAAGAAGCAGAGGTAGGTGCGTTAGAGGCTAGAGAAGAAATAGAAGAAGGTAAAGTTGAAACCGTTGAAAAGAAGATAGAAGGCCAGAAAAAACCAATAGTTACTTCTAAAAAAGAACAAAAAGCAATACAAAAATTAAATGAAGCAATAGACGAAAATTGGGAACAAACCCAATCTGAAGCGTATAAAGCTTATGTAGATAGTGGTAAGCAAAAAGTAAATGCCCCTAAACTACCTTCAAACCTTAGTGACTCAGAAGCTGTAACAGAGCTTTTCTTAGGAGAAGGGAAGCTAACCGAGCAAGAACAGGATGCGCTTACTTATTTAACTGCACATCCAACCTTAGAACGTAATTTATTCGATCTAGCTTACGAGGATGCAGTAGATGCCCCTGCATATCAAGCATCAGAAGACGCTTCCCCTGCGGAAAAAGAATTTTTTGCTGGTAGGGGCGGGAAACACAGGAAAAATGCTCTTGCTTGGGTTAGAGATAACCTATCTGCTGAAGCAAATATGTGGGTAGTCAACGCAACGAAAAGTGAAATTGCTAGGCTTGATCGGAATCCGCCCCTTACCGCAGATTATTACGATGTGAATACAAAAGCATCTCCATCGCCTTTCGGGCTTGAAAAATCTGTTAACACGCCACAAGTATACGATGGTTATTTTAATGCAGCCGAAAACTTGGCTAGGATGAATGTAGCGAATGACCCTAAATTTTTAGAGTGGTTAAATAAACAACCTCAAAAAGAGCAGAAAAGGATAAAAGCAGAGATAAAACAGAGTATAGATAAAGCAAGGGAGATAGAAAAACAAAGTCTAGCATTGCCCAAAGACTCTGAGCTTAATCTTGATATACCAATGCACCCCATCGTTATGACTCAGTTACGTAATGGTGATCTAGCGGGTGCGCTTCGATCCTTAGCAACCACTTCATCTAACCCCCGTATAAAGAACATGGCTAAGAATCTAGCTAAAGTGGCGGGGGAAACCAAACTAGAAACTTCTAAGAACTTAAAAGCTGAAAGCGGTAAGGCGGCTAACGGTCTGTTTGACCCAGAAACTAATACAATAAAACTAGACGCTGACACAGGGTTAAATACGCATACCCTACTGCATGAGATGACCCACGCGGTTACTTCAGCACAGTTGGCAGAAGGTAAGTCTGCGGCTGCTAAACAACTTACCAAGCTCTTTAATGAAATAAAAGATCAATTAGGCACTGCATACGGTTCGCTTTCTGTAGATGAGTTTGTAGCAGAAGCTTTTGGTAACCCTACGTTCCAACAAGAGTTAGCTTCAATAACTGTCCCTAATACCTTTAAAACAGCGTGGCATAGGTTCGCAACCATAGTATCTAACATATTAAATATAATAACAGGTCGCCCACGTATACCACTTGCGGGTAAAGGTACTACTGTAGATGCGTTTACTGACCGACTTACCACTGCACTGTTAGCTCCAGCCCCTTCATCGCGCTTCTCTGGTGAGTTATTGATGTCGTTTAAAGAAGGCGATGCCGCTAGTACTGTAAGAAACTATGGGAGAAATGTTGTAGAGGCAGTAAAAGACATTGACGAAAAAGTATTAGAAGAAGGGGCGGGTAAACTTTTTGATGGCGCTAAAAAAGCAGCAAAAGTAGTTGGTCTTGCAGCTCTTAATTCTCAAGCTTTAGCAGATGTGCTGACTAAAACACTAGGTGTTAAGGGTGCCTATAAGATACATCAATTAATAGAAAGGCAGTCAGGGTTAATAGATAAAGAAAACGCCATACTAGACGGTACTGCTACACAAATAGAAAGTTTTTTTAGTGCCAACCCAGATAAGAAAGAAACTTTTGACCAGCTTGTAGGTAAGAGCACAATAGAACAAGTTGATCCTTCTAAAACTAAAAGTGAAGCTGAAGCAGCTTATGATGCGGAGAAGCTTGCTGTATGGAAAGGTATGCAGCCAGATTGGAACTCTCTTGGAAAAGAAGGGCAAATTGAATATAAACGGTTAAGGGACTCGTATAAAAAGTTATTTACTAAACTTAAAGACGCTTTAGCAGCTAGATTTAATGTAATAGAAAAAGAAAACCCTAATAACGAAGCTGTTAAAGAGTTAAAGAACACACTGTACCAACGATTGATGGAGGCAGCTACGATTGAACCTTACTTCCCATTGACTCGTACGGGGGAGCATTGGTTACGTTATACAGCAACTCCAACGGACAGTAACGGTAATCCTACGGGAGAGCCGGAAGTTACAGTGCAAGCGTTTGATACCCTAGACGCACGGACTAGACGCATACGTTATTTAAATACACTTACCCCTCAAGAAGATAATGCTTCAATAACTGAAATAGAAGAGTTTGCAAACTTAGATAGCGTAAACTTTAATAATGTAGCGCCGACTTCTTTTGTCGCTGAAATGTTAAAGGTATTAGAAACCGCAAAAGTAGAAAAAGATGTTCAGTTACAAATAGCTAGAAACTTTATTGACGCTGTACCTGAATCTTCTTTCCTTAAGTCTCTACATAAGAGAAAAGGGGTCGCGGGGTACAACGTAGATGCTATGGATGCGTACAGACAAAAAGCTTATAGCATAGCTAGGCAAGCGGTGAATATAAGAATAACAGAAGAGTTGTATAGCACTCGTAATGATCTACAAAAAGAACTTAATGAAAAATTACAGCGTTCTGGAACCCTTACAGCTAAATTAGCTAATGCAAAAAGGCCCGCTGATGAGACTCGTACGCCTAGCCAAAGAGCAAAAGAAATTGCGGAGATAGAAAGACAGTTAGAAGAAGTAGGTTCTAATAGATACATTACTAAAGAAAACGTAGATACTGCCGTAAATGAGTTAACGCAACGTATCCTACAAACTACCTCCCCCGCCGATAATTGGGTAGAAAGCACAGCAAAAATAGCTAATCGTTTAGCGTTTTTAGGGACTATCGGATTCAGTGCGGCGTCTACTTTAGTTAATACTGTGCAAGTCCCTATGGTGGTAATTCCTTTCTTAGCCGGTAAAACTAACATGGCGACCGCTATGGCTGCTGCACGGATGGGTATGAATTTGTTTGGGGGAAGCGGTTTTAACCGTAAGTTACCCGTGTTAGATAGTGACAATAAGCAGAAAGATATAGAAGTTAAAGGGATGCCTTCTATCGATAATTTCTATACCGCAGACAATGACGGTAATCTAATACTACGTGAAGACCTAGAAGACGTTAAAAATTATTACGCAATGCCTATAGATAACAAAGGCAACACTAAGATGTTATCTAAAAAGGAACTTTTAACTATCCTTAAGCCCCTAATAACAGAAGCAGGGGATAGGTCGTTACTTAATCGGTCTTTATATGCGGATACCATAGGTGTAGAACTATCAGGCAAAAAGAAAGGGAGTAAAGCTAAAAACGCATGGGATAAATTTAATCTATGGAGCGCATTACCCTTTCATACCGCCGAACGTATGAACAGGCAAGTTACTTTGGTCGCCGCTTATTTAAATGAAGTAGCAAGGTTAAACACAAACCCTAATAAAGCTAAAGGGGAAAATAATCTTAGTGAGCAACAGATATTTGAAACCGCCATAGAAACAGCTTTATATGACACACAGCAAACCAACGGTGGAGCTACGTTAGCTACTTCACCTCGTATCGCGCAAAAACATCTAGGCCGCGTTGCTATGATGTTTAAGACTTATGGCTTTACGATGTACTACCATCAGTTAAAGATGGCCCTCACTGCACTGCAACAAGCAAAAGAAAATGGTTTAGACGACTACACTATACGCCAAGCGAGGCGACAAGTAGTGGCAAGTTTAGGGACAACAGCGGTACTGTCAGGGTTACAAGGACTTACTCTTGTTGGTATATTTGAAGGTTTAGCTAATCTTTTCTTAGACGATGAAGACGAAGATGCGGAAACTTATATACGAAAGTTCCTTGGTGAACCCTTGTACAGTGGTGGGTTACAGTATTTGACCATGTTTGCGGGAGATGTTTTTGGGGAAAATACAGAACTAGATATTGCTTCTCGTATAGGTCTATCCCATTTAATACTAGGTAACAATAAATACGATTTTAATGAGTCTGCTAAAGAAGAATTTGTGAATATATTAGGTGGCCCCGCGTTAAGTTATGGGTCATCAATAGCAAGAGGTGTAAACGATATATACAACGGTGAGTTGCAACGGGGTATAGAGAGCATTGCTCCTTCTGCCCTTCGTAATACATTAAAGACCTTTAGGTATTCTGATTTTGATGAAGGTACGGCTCGCACTAGACGCGGCGATCCTATAGTAGATGATTTGAATCTAGTACAAATGACCGCTCAATTCTTAGGGTTTGCCCCCGCAGAATACTCTAGGGCGCAAGAAATAAACCAAGACATCAAACGTATAGATAGGTCAGTTAACCAGAAACGCACTAAGTTGATGAAAAAATATTACGTTGCTAGGCGTATGGGGGACGCAGACGGTATAAGAGATGCAGCGGAAGAAATAAGAGACTTTAATAAACGTCATAGAAATAAAGGGCCAAAGGTAGTAATTAGCCCTGATAGTTTAACGCGGTCTATGAAAATGCACGCAAAGACAACCGCTAAAATGTATAACGGGGTTACACTAAGTCCTAATATAAGATTGTACGCGGAAGAATTGGCTAATGAATACGACAGGTCAGGGATATTCAATGTTTTATAAGATAGTCCCCTTACCGCTTGGTTATACGATAAGGGGTACTATGCTAGGGAGTAAAGTGCAAGGATAGGACTCTACCCTTAAATTCTATCATACGGTTCTCCAGAAACGCACACCCAATTTGCCTTTTTCTATACGAACCTTATGCTCCAAAGTCATGCCTTTAGTATGGCCTATTTGTGTAATTTCTGTTAAGACCTTATCAGTATTAATACAAGGAATGAATATGGACGCCCCAACTACCATATCCGTCCATTTAATAACTACCCGTACGCCATCCGGTGCAACGTCATCAATCTTCCGCATCAAAGTCTACACCAGAGCAATCCACGGATATAACATCAGTAGATGGTAGCCGCATATGTGTACCTTTACCTAAACGAATCTTGTCCTTCTTCCCTTTTAACTTCTCCATTAAGTCTTGTACGAAAGAAGCGTAGTTAATCTGCTGCGCCCCACACCAAATACGTAATGGTTTAGGTAGCAGATAGGCGCGTTTTGTATCCGTCTCGTACCGTGCGACCAAAGCCCCTCTTGGTAAGGCATCAGGGACAACCAACTGATCTAACCCGTTACCCTTATTCTGCTTACGTAAGTCATCAGTACTTTTGATCTGTAATATGTTGTTCCAGTTCTCGTTAATATACTCGTTTAAAGTCTGCTCCACAGACGCGTTCATATCGTCAAAGGAATTCTTGTTACGCTTAAGAACTGTGCGTATCCACTTATAAACTTTCTTAGTATTGTAGGGTAATAATTCAATACGTTTACATAGTATAAGGGCCGTCAATGAACACGCAGCACCCGCAGACCAGAAGCGGTTTTCCGCTGCAAGCTCTGCCTCCTTATCTATCTTCTTCTGTACGGACTCTAATAGCTCCCTAACCTCATCTAAATTGTTAATAACGTACTGTACGAACGGTAATCCCGCGTGACCCCAATTATTAAATATGTTTTTACTGAATTCGTCAGTCTTCTCTTTATCAGTAGGGGACTTAAACATCTTATCTACTTTGTATTCTAAAATACGCTGTGCTTCTGCTTTAGGAGCGTCTTTATATAACCCAATACGCTCTATCATACTAACATTGCCTGTGGATACAGAGTTGAAACTCCAAGCATCACCGTTATACCGCTCTGCATTGACGCTACCTGTCATCCTTCTTCTCTGCCTACCACTTACGTACTGGTAGGCTAAGTTACTCAGCTCTTTAGCACTAAGATTAGTAATCTCGTCTAAGAAGAAAGGTAGGCTGTGATACACCTCACCCCGATTCATCTTAGTAGCATAGGTGTCTTCTTTCTCCATTAGTAATTCTTTGGGGTTACCCCACGGAGTTAATGCTGCGTATAGTGCGGTTGTTTTGCCGTACCCTGTGTCCTTACTGTAAATATGTAAAGAGGCGCACGCTACCGGCATAAGTTCCATAAGAATAGAACCAAAAGAAGCTCCAACAACATATTGGTAAGCCTCTTGCCCTTCTTCATTAAAAAACCCGATCATCTCCTTCCACGCATCCATAGTGCCCTTTGGTTCAAAGGCGTGGAACAACCCTGCTGTATTAGTGGAAGGCGGGTTAAACTCTATACGATCTCCAAAGACCTCCATGTTACCTAATACAAAGGACTTCATTTCTTCGCTAGTCCAACCGAACTGCCTGTGTGCTTCATCAGCGGTTACAGTCGCCTGTAATTCATTAACCCAAGTGGTTGTATACTGCATAAGTTCATCCATTCTACCAATCGCAACGCCGTGCATTGACATATATTTACGGAATTCTTCCTTAGAAGTGGCCGCAGTAAGAGGCACCGTAAACTCCCTTACCCCATCTTTGGGTAGGTGAAGCCGCATCACGATAGCCTCGCCTATCTCTGCATCACGTATGCGTTTAACTACATATAGGTCATTATGGTACACCATCTTTTCTTCTATCTCGCCATCCGCATCGCTAGAGCGTACATATATACCCCCCGTAGCCCCTCTAAAATAAGGGCGTGGGTAGTCAGGTATTACATAAGTCTGAGCAGGGGCGTTGGGTCGGTTCGCAGAGAGGGCTTCTACTATATTATCCTCCTCTTCCGCTTCTTTTATGGCCTTACCAAGCACTATTGGGGACTTTATCTTCCCCCAATGTTTACATTCGGTACATACGTTCGGGTTATATTCGTCAAAAGTACTGCACAGGTACGGCCCTTTTATAAGGTCTACCTTCTCCATTGTCTCTTGCTCAGAAAACTCTGGGTGCCGTTTCGATATATTCATTATGGCTTTGTCAGAGTCTACGCAAAATTTGGCGATTGATAGCCCCGCCCTCCACATAGGTTCGCTACATTCTTCTTGTTTACCTATGATCGTACCTAGCTGCCTACAACCGTTACCCTCTCCCGTCTTGACAATTATGTCCTTAAACTTAGTTTCCATGTTGCCCATTAACGCATCCATCATTGCGCTTGAGGGGGCGGGGGTAAATTTCTTAGGAACTGGTATCGATTCTCCACCGAGTATTTCCGCAAACTCTTCAAAGTCCACAAGTTCTGGTATCTCTACGCCCATAGGGAGTACAGGAGTAGGCGGATCGTCTTTATGGTTATGGGTGTACGGCACACGAAGTACTCGCGCTCCATCAGAAGTTACCGCTGGATCTGGTAAGAACTTATGGAGACCACAATAACGCTTCAGTTGTTCCGCTACAGGTAACCACTTCTCGTAGGAAACCGCCTCTGACAAAATCCAGTAAACGTGTATACCTCTGCCAGAACTAACTATTAGAGGTTTAGGCAAGCCCACTTCTTTAGTGAACTTACGAAGTGCTTTTAGTCCTTCCGTCTGGTTTATATAATCTTTACTAGGGCCGCAATCAATATCAAAAAAGAACGCTTTTAAGTCCTTAACATTAACTGCTTTACGGGAACCTTCTTCTTTAAAAGTTCCTAAAGCAAAATACGTATCGAATCCATTCTGGTCTAGGTTTGTTGCTGTGTGTATTAAGTCATCTATCGTTGTAAAAAATTTCTGTGTTATTTGTTCTTCTAAAAGTTTTGAAGCGAAGAGGCAATAATAACCATCCCCGCTAAGTACCCTCTGTAGAAATGTTTTTGAATCCATACCCTTTTACCCATTTTACCCAATGTACGAAGACACTACGGCAGGGGTAGGAAGTTATTGGCCGTAGAACCTACCCTTTTTGACCCTACCGAGGTCTAGCCGTAGTGAAACTGTGAGGAGTTAGTCGTCCCACTCAGAGAGAACGTCAGCTATTTCAGACTTCTCTTCTTTAGGAGCCGCTGATTTCTTAGACATCTTCTTGGGTTCTTCAACCTCAAAAGTATCCTCTTCCTCGGAAGCAGTATCGGCAACAACTTCTTCAAACGGATTATCATCTGAAGAGTCATCCGATGCAAACCCATCAACCGCTTTAAACGGCGAGATGGACTTTCTTGGAACGTAATCTGTAACTTGCACCCCTTTTAGACGCAGAGAAACCCCTGTTCTCTCTTTATCGATAGAGTACGGTACAAAAACAACCGCTACGTTCACTGTGCTCCCAGTAGTAAGCTCAAAACTTTCGTCTAGTTGCTTATTCTTCGCATCGTATTGCGCGGGCGCGGGTGTCGCATTGCCATTATAGGCAGCGGCAAGTTTAGACTTAAAGGTAAACGTACCACCTTCCTCGTCTTTCTTAAAAGGATTCTTTATCTTCTCAGGCCAAGAGTCCTCTTTCTGGCTTGCGTAGGCACCAGACATTGCCTTCCAAAGATCTTGCGCCTGACCTTTGTTCATACGAAAATCTATTTCGTACTTCGCTTGGTCATCAGTAGCGTCACAAGGTACGCTGCGCTTCTCTTTGTTGTCGAATCGGTAGGGGCGATTGATCTTAGGCCACAATGCCTCTACGTCCTCAACGATATACTGTAGGTTTTGGTTCTTATCCATTGCGTTCTCCTAAACGTCTTACTGTAAACTTACTGAATAGAATGAATCTATCAACGAAGCTATCGAAGATAACTTGTATGATCAAACCCCTCTACCTCTTCAAACGGAGATACAACTCGATCTCCCCCTTGGACTAATGTAATAGCCTGTAAGGTACTAGGGTGCGATTCTAATTCAGCGGCTTTTTGTAGCTCTTCTTCACCTAGCACTCGCATCGGGCGAAAACGAAGCCTCGGAATGTAACCGTCCTTTTCAAAACCCATTCGGGTTACAACCGCTATGGCCGAGGTATTATGGTTGTTCAAGTGCCTAGCATAGTTTTGCATTGACATCCATCCACTACCCGCAGGGCCAAATAGGCTCGTAGCAGGTAACTGGATTTGGTATACCTCTTCCAAGTTATCCTCCAATACAACTGCAATACGCTGTGAATATTTACAAGCTCTTGCATTATTACCACCAGATCCTTTTATGTTATGTGGACAATCGATACAACGTCCAGACTGCCTATGTGCATCAGCCACATCTGGGTCAGGTCTTTGTGTATCGGATGACCAACAAACAGGTGCTGTTGGTTTATTAGGGTCATATTGATTTGCATAATATATTCTGGAAACTCTACCTGCGTTTACGATCACCGCATCTAAAGTATCTGAATCAAATATATGCGTTTCAGTCCCGTCGATAACTTTACGGAACTTACCTTCTCTTAATGAGATACGTGCAACCATTAGAAGTCTTCGTCTAAATCCGCTAGTACGTCTTTAGGATCAACTTCCTCTTGCGTAAGTGACTCTCTTGGTTTTGATTTTGGTTGCTCACCTAACAGTGCATCTGATATGAGATTTAACTCAAACCTAAAGGTCTTACCCACTTTTATGTAAGTATTCTCTGGTATGCTACCGTTTCGTATCCATGCTCTGACAGTGGACTCAGATACTTTAAAGTGATCTGCTACCTTCCTCAGTTCAACAAATTCCCGTTCTTCGGACATTATGCCCCCTTGGCTTTTCGTACGTTAATCGAGTATTCAGAATTAGACTGTACACCCTTGATTACCGTATCTGGGTTATCTACAAAGAACTGTTCTAAATTAGCTTGGTGGAGTCGTCCTTGTAAGAGTTCGGGATTGCTATTTTCTTTAATAAAGTCATATACACTTCCCCAATCTGTAACAAAGTAATTGCTCTTCACCGAACGATAGAAAGTCCCCGCTTCTGTTTTAACGCTCTTAGCCCCCGTCTCGTCGCAATGAGTAAGTAACGCCTTCTTTATAACATCCTGTTGATGTTTAAGTTTATCGTCCTTATCTTCCCATTCCTTTTTGAGCTTCGCTCGTTCGTCGCGTATCTTGATAAAGACTTCAGTAGCCTTCGTTAGATAGTTCGTATCTTGCACACAAATCTCCGTACTTTGTGGTTGGGAACCGAGTATAGTGGTATCCAATATGTTATACAAGTATTTCTTTGTATAAATCTATCATTTTTGTGTGTACGTCAATTCTATTATCAAGTAATGAGTAGACACGCTTTTCTATGAAGGAACCTTCTAGTTGTACTACCGTACATTTATGGTCTTGCCCTGCCCTATGCACCCTAGCATTGGCTTGCGCGTAGGTTTCTAAAGAGCTAGTCGGCCCCCACCACACCACTGTATTAGCAGCGGTTAATGTAATACCGTGGGCAGCAGCTTGCGGCTGTATGACAAGTACTTGAGGAAAGTCAGTTTCTTGAAATCTTTTGAATATATCGGTGCGTTTATTGACGGATACATCCCCCCTGATTACCTCCGTAGGTATACCGTCTTGTATTAATTTATCAGTGAGCACATCAATAACGTGCTTAAACGGGACAAAGACTAGGACTTTCTTACTAGACTCATCGATTACTTCCCGTAGCACCTTATACCTATGTTTAATGTCGAACTCTAATGCTTCTCCGTCATCCGTATAGATAGCCCCAGACGCAATCTGTAGGAGTTTATTCATTTCAACGGCAGCATTAACAGCGGTAATCCGTTCTCCCCCTGCTTGCACTACCATTTTACTCTTTAATTCGTTGTAATATTTCTTCTGTTGCCGTGTCATTTCTACAGTTCGTTTGGTGTAAACCATATCGGGTAGGTCAAGGCACTCTTCTTTTGTAAAACGTATAGCGGGCTGCAAAGCATTAAACACCCGATCAGTTGCGTCAGGTTTCGGAATCCATTTAAAGTTGGTTAGTTTGTACATAACTGAATCTCTAAACGCGCTAAAGAATCTAGGGACTGAGTATGGGTTGACCAATTTGGCTAGACCAAATGCGTCTAAGGGGGACTGTGCAGCGGGTGTACCTGTCATCATCCATAACCATGTGTTTGGGGTGACTAAACTGTTAAGGATTTTCCACCGTTTAGTTTGGACGTTTTTATAATGTGTCGCTTCGTCTGCAATAATCAAATCAAAGCCACCGTTTGCTATTGTATCAGCTACTATCTCCACTCCGTCATAATTAATTATGATGAACTCCGCTCCCCCCTCTATTATCTGTTTACGTTTAGCAGGTGCTCCATAAGCAACGTCTACTGAACGGTGCATTGCAAAAGTAAATAAATCTTCCCGCCACGCTGAATCCATAATAGATAAAGGACATATCACCAATACGCGTTTTATACGCCCTTGGTTTATTAGGTAATCAGCCGCCCATATGGCACTAGCGGTTTTGCCTGTACCCTGCTCATTAAAGCAAAAGGCTCGCTTGTTCATGGTTAGAAAAGAAGAAGTGGTTTTTTGGTGGTCGAAGGGTTTGTACTTACCCGTCCATTGATACTGCCCTTCGATTGGGGATGGGACTTTAATATTAAGGTTTTTTAATACGTGCGACTCGTCAACCCCCCAGTTAACTAGTACTTTGTTTCCTGATAATCTCTTACTCTTAGGTATAATATCTGTTACTTTTTCGGGGTCACGTAGGTTTAATAGTATTGCTCTGTTATCTATTACCCGCATTTACTTCTCCGTCCACAAAAATACATCGTAAAGTGGTATCCACAATACGAACTAAATGCCGTCTCTCGTACCCACGGACGGCGCGTGGTGGGTTCGCCCTGAAGGGGTAGGTGGGCTTTGTACTAAGCTTTCCTCGTAGTACGCTTCTTCGGTGACTTACCGTTGCGACTACGATTCTTACTTTTACTTTCTATCTTGTACCCATCGGCATTTGTGCCGCCCTTACTTAACATCCTCTTATGGCTAACGTCCTTCCCCTCTCGCTTGTCAGCCTTACCATTTTTATTTCTATCGCCGCCTGATTCCTTAGCGGTCTTATCTAATTCTCGTCTGGCGCGTTGCCGCTCCATGCGGTCTTCGTGCTCTCCGCGTTGCAACTGGAGTTGATACTCTCGTTTGTAAGGTCTTCTCTTACCTTTACCTGTTCTTTTATACATTCGTTAGTTCCTCCCGTTGTGAGGACATTCTACCACTACGCAATGGTTTCGGCATAACCCACTTGGTTTGGGGTTCCATACGTCATTATCATACGCCAACTGCATGGTTGTAAAATCAGAAAGCCATTTTTCCCACATATTTTCAGCATTATCTGAACTATATGTGTCTTTTATGAAGGCTTCCGCTATCACGAATAGTAAACCCGCCCTAACTTCTTCTACAAAAGGGAAGTGTTTAAAGGTAGCTAATGCCATTAATTCTAGCTGCCCCTTGTCTGCATACCTAGCAGACTTACCTGTCTTATAGTCTACAACCCAAGCTATCTTCTTATCGACATCTAGTATAAGAAGATCTACTATTCCGCGCCACCATACGCCTCTCGCTTTAAATCCACAAGGGTCTAGGCTTTCAGTCAGCCCCATCTTATATTCGCAAAGCTTACTCCCTTCTTTCTCATTCAAGACATCCAATGCGGCCTTGGCGAATAAAAACTTCTTGGGTAAGTCCTTACTGTCGCGTACGTATTCTTCTGCGGCTTTGTGGAATTCGTTGCCGTAGTTCATCGCAAAACTAATAGGTTCTTTGTAATCTTTAGCTACCTTCAAGTGGTAAAACTGTTTAGGGCATTGCTCAAAAGACTTTATCCTACTGTACGACCAAGGGGATGCGCTCATATGTGTATCTTATTCATAACAATTATGTAGTCTTGCGGAGGTATTTGTAGCTGACTACACACACGAAGCTGTTTTGGAGTCATCTTCTCCACCGCACTCCTCACCTGTCTCCGCCTCTTTTTATCGTGCATCTCGTTAGTCATTATATCTCCTTACTTTCCGAGGGAGTTCTGCCCTTATTAAACGCTTCTATCTCAGCTTTATTAGGAATCCAGAATATGTTCTTCTCTAACCTAATCTCATGGATGGTCTTCACTATAGCGAAATCTATATTAGGAAAGTTCTTTACGTGCGTTTCTTTAGCTTCGTAAGCATCCTGTACTGAATCGTAATGCCCATCTATAAAAGGCGTCCCTAAAAATAATATGTCGTATTTACCGTTCATTCACATTCTCCATAAGACCTTCCCACAAAAGCCTCGCAATCCAAAGGTAACCCTTCGGCCCAATCTGGAACCCAACGCATATACATCTCTATGTCTTGCTTCGCTTGTTCTACATCGTCCTCCTTGACGCAGCATACAATCGAGTCATGTACAGTCAGTGCTACACGATGTTTCTTTGATATCTTTAGCATCTGTTCTGCAATAATGCAACGGGCTAACGCTTGACACGCGTTCTCCACAAATTTCCCACCGTATATCTTGGCGCGTCCGTTCCTTCTTTTATATGTATACTCCATACCTTTAGAATCATTGACCCCCTTAAGATCGTCATACCGCATAAGTAATCCAGAGGGAAGGCGCACTGCTGATAAATCACCAACCGGCTCCAGTACTTGAGGTACACCGATTGACTTCTCTTTACCTTTAGCTAACTCACGGATCATAAGCTGTGCTTCTTGCCACAAACCACTTATCTCTGCATTAGCTTCTCGATAAACCTGTATAACCCGCCGCGCTTCCTCGATGTCTATTTCAAATCCGAAAGTACCCATCTGCGCTTGGAACTTAACCGCGCCCATGCCGTAACCACTGCCTAATATTGTGGTCTTACCAACAAACCGTTCGTCTTTAGTAACCTCTGACTCATCTTTATTGTAGATACGGGAAGCCATCTTTACATAGACATCCTCTCCGTTGCGGAAAGAACTAACCAAATCCTCTTGCCCCGCCAACCATGCAAGTACTCTTGCCTCTATTTGAGCAGAGTCACAGTCAATCAAAACATAGCCGTCGGGAGCTATGATACTTCTCTTTAAGGTCTTACCATCAGGCCCACGACTAGGAAGGTTTTGTAAGTTAATCTTGTCATCACCACCCCATCGACCTGTATGGGCAGCGTAATATCTTACAGGCACAGGCAGTATGCCGCGTCTGGATATGTCGATAAATCGTTGGGTTCGGGTTTCTTCTAGGGTGCTTTTGTTACCAAGCCGCGCCGCTACTAAAGCTTGGATACTAATAGATGGATGTTCTTGCAGTGCTTTGAACCCTTCATCTGTCTTAGCGAAAGCATACGTTTCTTTTCCAGTGGTAGGGCTTATCTTAGTAGGGGGAATAACGCCGTTCTTCTTTAGCAGTTCAGCAAACTTATCGTTACTCATCAGGGATTCTTTACTAACCCCCGCCTCTATGAGTAGATCATCCTTTCTATCTCGTATCGCTATAAGGTGTTGCTCTAGCAGACCCATATCCAAATCTAGTATGGGTTCTATAAACATACGAAGTGTAGTATCAATCACCTTAAGTTCTTGTCTGGGATAACCCGCCGCCATTATTGAAAACAATTTGTAGGTCAGTTCGACATCGTTAATACAGTAGTCGCCATACTTATCAAGGCTTACTTCGCTAAACTCTTCTCGACGCTTACCCATTGCATCGACTACTTCAGTACCCTTCTCACCAATATTATAACGCTGCGCTAATGCAGCTAGACTACCGCCAACCTCTACACCATGCAGACTTC